TCTCACTTCGGGTGTGAAGGAGATCAAGGACGCTTTCGACGGTGAGGGTTTCAGTTGGGGCGACTTCACGGAGCAGGCGCGTACACATTATGGGTTTGGCGACTTTCTCCATGATGAAGATATCAATCTGGGCAAGTGGGGTAACAGGGCTGTAGGGCTTGCTGGAGACGTTCTGCTGGATCCGTTGTCTTGGGCTGGGGGGTTGGGTGCTTTTGCCCGTGCGAGGGGCGCTAAGGGGCTTGTGGACGATCTGGCACCGTTGGTGAAGGATCTGGGGGAGTTGGGTGTCAGGGATGCCACTCAGCAGGCTACGTTGCGGGCTGCACAGGATGCTGTGGTGGCTGCTGGTGCCAAGGGTGGCAGTGTTTCTCGTGCCAGAAATGTTCTGGCACGACAGCATGGCGAGGTCGGCAAGAAACTTATCGATGATCTTGGGATTGAAACGGGGCTGAGGTTCCGTGTCCCGGGAACAGGCCCAGTGTTGGGCAGGCTGACCCGTGGTTCTGCTGGTATTGCACGCAAGCGTGCGTCTCAGATTCCACGGCTCGTTCAGGAACGCATGGCGAAGGTGTTGGGTCCGGATGCCGATATGGCAGATCTGGTCTTTAAGGCCCAGAAGCGTGAAACGTTGGATCAGATCCCTGAAGAGTTCAGGCAGGTGTTGCAGCGTGCGGCGAATGTGCCTGTGGATGTGTTGCCGTTTGGTGTGTTTCCGATTGCTTCTGGTGTGACGGCATCGATCATGTCGTCGCCGGGTATCGGTTGGGAGAAGGTGGCTTCTTCTCGTTTCGGTCAGACGTTCCGTGATTTCTTTGTTGATCCGCAAAAAAAGTATTTGGACACGTTGGCTCGGGGTCGGGGCGCTACGGACGAGGATATTGCGTTTAAGCAGAAGGGTCGTGATCGGAAGAAGGTCGCTAACAGTCTTCTTCGCACGAAGGATCCTGACAAGATTATTCTCGGTAACTTTATACGCAACAGTTACAACCGTGGTGCGATGACGAGCGGGTATTGGGCTGATAGCGCTATGCGTCGGCGCAAGATTTTCTTGAATGAGGTTCAGCAGAATGTTGGGCGCGTGGATGATGAGACGTTGGGGCGTTTGACGGAGTTGTCGCCGGAGTTGGTGGACGATTTCGCTGATGGTGTTGTTTCTCCGCAGGTGATGGATGCGGTGCGGGGTCGTTTCCCCGGGTTGTCGGATGAGCAGATCTTGTTTGTTGTTCGGCGTTATGACGAGTTGATTCGTACTCCTGATTCAGAGTTTTTGTCTCGGGGCGATTTGTATGGGTCTGAGGGGCAACTTGTTAATGACATGAATGATGTGATGGTGGACTTTGGGGGGTACACGCCGGAGATTTGGACTCCTGATGGTTTGGAGATTGTTCGGGGGGCGCATGGTGGTGGTTTGCCGCCGTGGATGGAGGGGGTTTCCCGCGAGTTTGAAGAGGTGTTGCCGGACGCTCAGACTATGGATGAGGTGCGTCGTCGGGCTACTTCGGGGCGGCTTCGCCGCCGCAACATGCGGCCTGCGGGTACCCGTGCCGATGGCACGTTTGGTGATGGCACTGAGTTGGTGGTCCCTAGAGCGGATGGGTCGGGGAGTGTGCGTCGTTTGTTGAGGCGTAGTAATCCTCAGCGTGCCGATGTGCAGCAGCGTGTGGTGGGTCAGGGGCCGGATGGTCGGTCTACTGTTATTCGGCGTGATCTGACGCCGGAGGAGTTGGCGACTAGGCGTCGCCGTCCTGCCCGTGAACTTACGACTGAGCCGGAGGGGTTGTCTGTTCCGGAGCAGATTGAGGCTGCGTATCGTGAGGCTGGTCACTTGGGTGAGGGCGAGTCGTTGTTTGTTCGGGGGTTTGAGGCCCGCGAGAATGCTCATATCAATTCGTTGGCTGCGGATATTCGGTTGCGGTCCATTGAGTCGTATGCGGCTTCGCAGGGTTTGATCTATAACGCTGATACCTATAGGGGGTATGCCCGCGAGTTGGCTGATTTGGAGGACGCTGTTCGGGTTGGCAATGAGGCGTTGCAGGGGTTGACGGATGATGAGGCTGCTGCTCAGGCTGTTGTTGATGCGATTCTGGCTGTGGGGGCGGGTGCGCGGGCGCAGACGATTGAGAATCTTGAGGCGTGGGTGGCCCGTCATGGGGCTGATCTTCCTGAAGCGCAGGCCCGTGTAGACGAGTTGACCAATTTGTTGCATGAGGGGCGTGTTGAGTCGCAACTTTTGGTTAACGAGGTGACTGCGATTGTTGATGATTTGCAGGACATTTTGGGGTACAGGCGGGTGGCTACTACGCCGCGTGTGCCGGGGACGGATACGACACTTGGATGGTTGAACTCGGGTATTCCGTTTGAGGATCTGGTTGCTGCACCGCCGGGTGCGAACCCTGTGGCGTTTTCGATAGATGCGATCCGCCAGTTGGCACCCATCTTGGAGGATTTGGATTCGGTGATGGTTCGTGCCCGCCTGCTGAGCGAAGGGGTAGCGAAGTTCGCCAAGTTGAGCAAGGACATCCGAAACATTGGCTCTACAACTGGGCCTACGGGGCTGGTGGTCCGGACCGTGGATGCGACTACGGGGGCAGTGGATGATCCGACGTTTCTTGCGGGGCTTCAGGCTTTGGATGCTGACATCCAAGCGAGCCTGAATTTCTTGGAGACTGACTTGTTGCCGTTTGCTGCGTCTTTGTCGGATTCTGCGATGTTGCATGATCAGACGGTTGTTGCCGCTGAGGCTTTGCGTCGGGCGACAGCGTTGTCTGCTGGCACCCAGAGTGTACCCACGCAGACTTTCTTTGACCAAGTCAACGCAGAGTTTGCTTCCATGGGCTTTGAGGGTGGGAATAACCGTGCTTTGCATCGTTTCAGTGAGGAACAGATGCGGCATCCCGTGGATGAGAAGTGGTATCCACCCGCAACGCCGGGTGGTGAGTTGCGGTCGACCGAAGAGGTGATCAGGGCCGGGATGGGGGGCACCCCGGAAGGGGCGGAGCGCGGCGAAAAACTGATTAGCAGTTTGAGGGGACTCCAAGCGGTACATAGGGATGTTGCTCAAGCGGTGGCTGATGTGACGGGAGAAAGCGTTGATGCTGTAGCGGGCAGGTTGCCGTTTGAAGAAATCATAGGTTTTACTGCAACGTGGTATGTGAACGACGGGTTCGATGTGACCTTTACGGTGTTTGGATCGTTCAACCGCTCCGATACGGCGCGAGTCCTTGGCACAATGATTGAAGTCTCCGATTTTCAGCCCAGAATACAGCGCATTTTGGGTGCGTACATGGATTCTATGATTTTGTATGAGGCCGACAGGCTTCAAGTCCCAGTCAGGGCAGGGTCGATAATGACTGGGAGTACGGATCGTGGAGACATGGTGGACTCGTACATCTTTGGGAGAAGCGACGGGGCTGGGAATCGTGTGGTGGAGGGCGGGGCGAACGGACTGTTCGAACCGTTTCAAGCGTGGCGTCTGCCTGATGCTGATGGCAATTTGCAAACTGTTTGGGAGACTCCCGGGCTGAGTGCCGAATCTAAAACGTTTATCCGGGCTGCTCAAGACCTGCTTGCACAACGACCGAACGCCGCGAATGCGCCGATAAATGATCTTATTGCCAACGGTGATCTAGTGTTGCCGCCTGCTGGCCCCATCAGGGACGCCATCGAAGAAATTATCGCCAGTGGGGCCGGGCTTGGAGATACTCTGAGCGGTTGGGCTGAGGTTATCCCAGACATGGTGAACGAATTTACCAGTGATTTTAATCGACACCACTTTTACGGTATGGCTGGGCTTACTCGCTTAGCCAATAGACCGCTGGATGTTGGGTCGTATTACGGGTTGGAGATAGCCAGCGTTGCTGACGGAAACTTGGGTGCCGATGGGGCGGTTCGGGCCGCAGACATTGTAGGGGGTGGGTACACGAGCGGCGGTTCGGCTAAGAGGACGCCGACGGTGCCGGGAGAACTGAGAGGCAATCAGGGGAGGCTCTGGAGGAGCAAGAGGGGGGTGGCTGTCCCGAAGGTTCTTGGGTTTGGAAACGAAGGCGGCATGAGGGTGGGTCCGACGCCTTTGAGTGCGGCGTCGGGTGATGCCGCCGCTAGGCAGGTTGCTTTGTTGACGGAACTGGGCGATTTGGAAAACATTCTGAACGTCAACTATTTGTCTAATCTTCTTCCCGATGCTTTGAGAAGCGAGACTTCGGGTACATCTATGGAGTCGTTGATTGCACATGCTAAGCATGTGCGCGAGGGGTTGGCTGCGACGGCGGAGCAGACTTGGGGTACTGCGGGGTTGCAGCGGTATATGCCGTTTTTGGGACGGGAGCCTTTCCCTGTTCCCTCTGCCGTGGGGGATCCGTCCGGGTTGTCGCCTCGTATCGATTTGCCGGAGATGCGTGCGCGACTAGAAGACTTGCAGATTTCGTTGGAGGATCAGATTTCGGGTGGACCGTCGTCTGCTCAGGCCGACGACTTTGCCATGGAGGTGGCGGGTATTCCGACGGATGCGGGGACGTTGCGGAGTTTTGCTGCCGGGTTTGATGACCTTGATCCGCAGTATGTTCTGGACGATTTGATGACCCGTGTTGATGACACGATTTCAAACATAGCGTACGCTGCTGATACGGGCAGTGGGCGCACTGCGGGGCTCAGCCCCCTTAATGATTTCTGGAGAGCGTTCAGGGATCTCCGCAACGCTGCCCGATGGACCCCGGCGGCGGGGGGCTACACGCCGGGCGACACGTTCATAGGACTGGCAGGATCCGATCAGTTTGCGGCACTGGTAGACGACGCTACTTGGGACGCTGCGATAGCGGAATACCGTGCCAACGGTCAAAGGCTTGGACTGTTCGACGAAGAAGACCGTTACCCGTTGTCGCTGTTGGAAACCAACAACCCACAGTTGCGAGCCAACATAGACGCAGATGTCTCCGACCCGGGGCTTCGGGATCTTCTCAACGAATACGCTCTGGTACGCGTCGGGGACAGAGTTTACAACCCTGCTGCTGCTGAGGCGGGCGGCGCAACATACACCGCGCCCATCCCAGAGCAGGTCGCCAACGTTATTCGGGATGCGTTGGATACTGGTGTGGGGGTTCGTTCCAACGAGTATTGGAACGCTATCCAGTCGGTGTTGGACAACTGGGGTGTACCCAACGGTGCGTTTGAGCGCGGCGAGTTGATTGAGTGGGGTTATCTTGTTCAACAGTACGACAACTTGCGTGCGGGCAAGGTCAATCAGGCGTCGTTTATGGCCGAAGAGCGCCTGTATGGCGCGTTCGATAAGGCCATCCTTGATACGTCCGATGAGATAAATCGTTTAAACACCCAGATCAGAAGCAGCGACCCGGCTGCCCGCGCTGCCTCTCAGGGGCGTTTGGATGCGCGGCGGGAAACGCTCGCCAAAAAGGAACTGTTGGTTCAGAACATCCAACTGCAACGGCTTGAAGTGGAGCAGAAGATTCTGCTCGCTGAGCAACAGCGCAACAATCTTGTCAACAAGGTAGGCAACATGTTGGGGGCTGCTAACGGCAAGCCGTTTAACCTGAACAGTTTCGGTGGGCAGTTTGATTTGTCTGGTGTGACTGCCAGCCAGTTGCAGGATTTGTTTAACGCTGGTGGGAAGCAGATGTGGGGCAGCGGGGCGATGGACGAGTGGCTTGTCGCTGGCAACGCCGAGTTTGCTGACGAGTTTACTTACGCCATGTTGGCTGCCCAGAAGATGGATGACCGTGTCGAAGTAGGCAACTTCTTGAAAGCGTACGACAAGGCGCACAACTGGTTGAAGGCGCAGATGGTGGCGACGCCGGGGTTTGTGGCCCGTAACGTTTTTGGTGGGATGGCAAACATGTGGTTTGCGGACATCCCGTTGACGGAAGTCCCACGAACGTTCCGGCTGATCGACAAGGCGTACAAGGCAGGCAACGGGGATTTGGCTGCTGGATTCAGGAAGTTGGTTGCTGATAATCCGGGCAACGTGGAGTATGCGAATGCGTTGGAGTTGGTGCAGTTGGGTGTTCATGGGGGCGGTCAGGCCGCATCCGTTGTCGATGTGAACCTTGGGCGTACCAGCCGCATGGATTGGGTGTGGGGTTCCAAGGAGAACTCCAAGTATTCGGGTCGGATTCGGATGAATCCGATGGACGCCGGGTTCTTTATGTTCGCCGGGGTTCGCCACGCGAACACGTTCGCTGAGGAAGCGATGCGTTTAGGCACAGGCTTGTATATGCGCCGGGTGGGTGGTTCGGTGGATGACGCTTTGGAGATGACGTACAAACTGCACTTCAACTATGGTGGTTTGTCGGAGGCGGAGCGCAGGTTCGGTAAGAGGGTGTTCCCGTTCTACACTTGGACGAGGAACAATCTGCCGTTGCAGATGAGTTTCTTGGCGAACAGCCCGGGCAAGTTCAACCGTCTGATGTCGTTGCGTCGCAACATAGAGTTGGGTGAAGAGCGTGAGGGTACAGTCCCCGACTACTTTATGGAGGGTTTCGGTTTGCAGTTGCCGTTCAGTATCGGCGGCGCTCAGGCTTATTCGCAGCCTGACTTTCCGTTGCAGGATTTGTTCAAGTTTGATCCGACGCAGCGTGGTTATGGCAAGGTGATGGAGCAGATGTTCTCGTCTACGACACCGTTCTTGAAGACCCCGATTGAGTATTGGGCGGGCAAGCGGGTCTTTGAGGGGATTCCTTTCAGGGAAGAGTATGTGCCTGTGCCTGCGGCTACGAGGATGATTCCGGGGTTGATGCAGGCCGCTCAGGCTTTGGGGTGGGCGAAGAAGAACAGTAAGGGTGAGTGGATGATGTACGACAACCGTTTGGCGGTGTTGGACAACATGATGCCGTTCGTTGGGCGGTTGCGTCGGGTCATTCCAGAGGATGAGAAGACGCAGTCTCGTTGGATTCAGTCGGTGATGTCGATGTTTGGTGGTGTGAGCCTCAGGTTGAATACCCCGAGGGAGCAGCGCAACGAGCGTGTACGCCGCAGGGTGGAGCGGGAGATGACGAGGCAGGATCGTTTAGATCTGGAACGGCCCCGAAGGTAGGTTTGTACAGTGTACATTGATGCCGGGACAGCGGGGGCTTTCTAGTATGCAGTTCATTTCGCGTCGCCAATGGGGGGCGCAGCCGCCTGCAACCCGCAATGGCAGGTTTACGCCGTTGCGTGCGGGCCGTGTGAAGGGCGTGGTGGTTCACCATTCGGCGGTGAAGGATGGCCCGAAGGGGACTGCGGCGGTGGTGGCCTTTGAGGGCCACCATCTGCGTAAGGGCTGGGACGGTGTTGCTTACAATTGGCTGGTGGATGAGACAGGAACAATCTTTGAAGGACGAGGCTGGGATGCACGCGGTGGTGCCACTAAGGGGTGGAACGCCAAGTCCATCTCCGTCTGTTACACGGGCCATGGCGATGCGAAACCTAGAGAGAAGGTTCTTGAGTCGTTCCAGATTGTAACCAATGCTGCGTCGCAGCGGTTTGGGGATCATTTGTGGTTGTCTACGCATCGGCGTAAGGGGTCTACGACCTGTCCGGGGGATTGGTTGGGGAATTGGGTTGAGGCCGGGATGACGGTCGATGCGGCTCAGTCGGATGCTGATTGGGCTGGGATTGCCGCCTATTTCCGTGACTTGAGGGAGCAGATAACGGTGTCGCCTTTGGGGCGGTGGCCGCGTCGGCGTCGTGGTGATGCCGTGCGGCTGGTTCAGGCCCGTTTGACGGCCCGGGGGTTTAAGCCGGGGCGTGCTGATGGTGTGTTTGGGCGCAAGACCGCTAGGGCGGTGAAGGAGTTTCAGAGGTCGCAGGGATTTCTGAAGGCAACAGGGGTGGTTGACGTTCACACGTTTTCTGCCCTGTTCTTACAGTGAGGAAACATAATGCCACGAGGTAAAGGGTACGGTCCCACGTTTGAGGAAACGTTCGGGTCGCAGGATGACCAGCCTTACAATTCTACGTCTTCGTTCAACATGTGGGACATGTCGAAGAAGGCTGCTAAGGCTGCGGCGTATCTGCGTTCAACCAATTTGGGAAACGCCGCTTTTGGTGGCCGACCGTTCGGGAAGTAGGGCATCATGAGGGATGGTTCAACTCCGAAGAAGGTGAAGGCCGATCAGGTGTTGGTCACGACCAGCACGCTTGGCAGCGGTATCGGGCATGTTGGTTCGCAGTCGCGCAGTGGTGCCCGTAGGGCGCTGCGTGATTGAGGTGGCTCCGAAGAAGCCGCGTCGGCCGAGGTATTAGTCGTGCCGTTGAAGCGCGGCAAGAGTCAGAACGCTATTGCACAGAACATTGGCACGCTGATAAGCGAGGGTTACCCTCGCGATCAGGCGGCTGCCATAGCGCACGACCATTCTAAACGATCTAACAAGGGGAAGAAGAAGTGAGCAACATGTTTGAACGGGCAGCGTGGACGTTTGCCCAAGCATTTTTGGCTGTATTCATGGTGTCGGAACTGGCATCAGCGAGATCAGCGGCGGTGGCAGGAATTGCTGCGGCCCTGTCGGTGGTCAAGACGTACGCCCGGGACCGTGTAGGGTCGTAGTCGTGGATGCCGCTGAACTGGATGCGAAGTGGACCGAGTTCCTAGCAACTCAGGGCGCTGAGGTTGAGCGGGAAATCCTCTACGAGTTGGAGGAAACGGCGCATCTGTTCGACACGACGGACGGTACGCACGCCAAGTGGTCGCCGGATGGGATCCTTGGTTTGTTGCTGGTGTTCAACGAGCAGGAAGCGGAGTGCCTGTTGGCCGCATTCTATGCGGGCATGGACGGCGTCGATGAGGCGCAGGCCGCTTTCGGTGTGTGGGTCACATCCCTAATGGGGATGATGAGACAGTGTCTCGCTATAGAGGACTAAAGATTTTTCTGTTTGCCTTAACCGTCTGGTAATGGCGGGTTGGCCTGCCACGGCCCTGATTAGTTTAACGCGGATGGCATCTCGTCTGCGTGCCAGTGTTGTTTTGGGGCACCCTAGTACGGCTCCGGCTTTGCGTAGCGACAACCCTTCGATGAGTAGCCGTTCTGCTATCCATCGTTCTTCGGGTTCTAACGCTTCGATGGCTGCACCCAGTATCTCTTTGACTTCCAACGTGTTTTCTAGGGTGGGGTTGCTGGAGGGGTGGATGCCGTCGGGGCGTTCGCATTGCATCCGTTCGATGTCGGTGTCGTAGCGTCCTTCGGCGGGCAGCGCGTTGCGAAGGGCGCGGTGTAGCCAGTTGCTTTCTTCTTCGGCTCCGCTGTCTCCGCTAAGCCAGCGGGGGTCAATCGGAAATTCGCGCTGCGTCCCCATCGGGCGTCCAATCAAACATGTTTGTCTTCAACTGCCAGAACGGCTTTTCGCCGCCCGGGTCTTTGAAGGTTCCGATGGTTGCTTGGTCGCTTTTAATTAGTTGACGCAGTTTTTCTTGCGTGGCTATCGTGTGTAGTTCGCGGGTTGAATCCCAGAAGAAATACAGGACGGGTAGCAGGGGGTGCCAGATCGTTTCGATGGTTACATATTTTTCGCACTTGAGTTTGACCCCTTTGCGGGGGGAGCAGCCTTGTACTTCCACGAGGTAGTTGCCTGCCCAGATGTAGTCAGGGGTGTACCGTATTCCCAGCGGTAGCCGACCGACGGGGAACGGTGGACGGTTCAGCCCGTATCGGATCCATTCTTCGCTGTTGCGTTCGAACGCTGCTTCGGAGTCGTCGCCCATCTTGTCGAAGCGTGTTTGCCACGATTTGTTTGCGAAGTTCTGGTACTTGGTGTCGTCAGTCTTTTCGCTCATCTACCCTCACTGCCGCTATGCGGACCACTTGGCTGTCGTCATCCCACGCTACTTTATTCAGTGCATCCAATGTTAGTTTTATGTAGTTGTCCAAGTCTCCACGCAATGTTCTGGCGTCGTGCGGAGACTCTACCACAGTCAGCAGCGTGCATGACGGACTGTACACTACCATTACTTCAACGGGGCCTTCGATCTGTTCACCGACTTGGTCACGCCACGCCTGAGCCACATAGTCTTCCTCTATCAGCGTCTCCTTCGGGGTGAACACATGCCCCTTCTTGGTGTGGCGCGGACGCGCCTTCACCTTGGGGCGGCGGTCTATCCGAACGGAATAACTTTTCATCCTAGTCCTTTGGTTCCCATGCCAGTTTCTTGGCATCCAAGACCATCTTCCATAGCCGTTGGCGACCATCGGGTCGCCGCGCATATTTGCCACCCCAGTCCCTGTCTGCCCCCTCTAGTTCCCCGGCTACCACGTTCAGTTCATAGCCGTCTCTAATCATGGCACACGCCAAAGAAAACAAGGTGGCGGACCTGTCTCCGTGCGGCTTGTCGGGGGTCGTCCGGGGGCCGTTCTTCCTAATCGCCCCGGGAAGTCCCCTGAGGTCCACACCGTGGGTGGTGTCATCTGGCATCTGTTCGTCCCCGAAGGGGGCCTCAGGAGGGCTGTACAGGGCTGTGACAGCCTCCCACGCCTCCGGGGTGACCAGACTTTCCATCGCTGCCTTCGTGAACGCATGCACAGGGATCATGCTGATCGTGGCATCCGGGTTCGTCATCTCGTTATGACCACCCTTCGGACGGTTCTTCCCGTAGGGCAAACGCACCCCGTTGCCCCACCCACGATCCGACAGTTCAACCTGTTTAGGATTTACTTCTTTCGTGGGTGCCCCGACCACATTGCACGCTGCCATCAACCCCGTGCGTACGTCGAACGCTGGCATCTCTTCCGTGAAGAACACCCACAGGTGGTAGCCCTTGGAACGTGAACGTTCCACATGGGAGGTGATCCCCACCTGACGCAGCACCTCGTGGACATTACGGGCGTGGACAAAGGACTCCCGTAGCCCGGAGTCCCAGTCGACACACCCCCAGTACACCTTGAACCCGTCGCCTTGATGGAAGAGGGGGTACACGCCGATGGCTGGTTCCCGCAGCAGGTGATCTTCAACTACCTCTAAGAAATCCTTGCCGTCGGCGGCGACGAAGCCGCCGCTGTCTGTCTGCCATGGACGAAACCCTTTGGAATCGGCGGGGTCATCGATGGCTACCTTGCCGCCACGGAACAGCAACGCAAAGTCGAACACGACTTGGGAATCGATCTCATCCATTGCCCGGCACCAATTCTTCCCAGTACGGGTGAACGTGCCCGCATTCGGGATCCAAATAGTAGATCTGATCCAACAAACGTGCCGTGCGTTTGTTCTTGCACAGATTCAGGTTCACACTGTTGGCGTGGTAGGTCTTCTCCCAGTCGGACAGGTCGACACGGTCCCGTTTGCGGTAAACCTCCAGCACGAAGATCGCTTCCTGTTCACCGCCGTACCGCCCGGCGTGGATACCTGCCGCCTGCCCCGGCTGTCCCGCCCCCCGGCCTGCTTGATGAACCAGCCCGATGGGTACACGCTGCGACTTCGCCCACCGCTTGACGGCCTGCGCCTTGGAGGTCACACCTGTGGCGTCAGCGTCACCGCCGGGCAGCAACTCCAGATAGTCCATCATGCAGAACGACGGGTTGCATCCCCACCATTGGCGGGCCTCTTCCATGACTTCCGACATCGCTTCCAGCGATAACGAGTCGTCCACCACGGCGACACGGGACAGTTCGCTGGAGGCCGCTTCTTTCAGTTCCGTCAAAACCTTGTTGTCGCCAGCCTTGATCGCTTCCTCTACCTCCGTGGAAGACTTGCCTTGGAGCAGGCAGAACAGTTTCATCACGACCAGTTCCCGCGGCTCATCCATGGCGAAGATCACGACATGGGCCGACGGGTCGTTTATCAGGTTGGTGACTATGCCATTCAGCAGGACCTGCGATTTGCCTGTGTGGCTGCGCCCCACCACCAACAGCACTTCACCTTTGCCGATGCCACGGGTGGCGAGGTCTATCTCCGGGTAGCCCAGATACCAGCGTTCAGCCGGGTTGCGGATGAACCCGACGAGGTTGTCCACGACTGCCGTGGTCGCTGACCAACGGCGCGGTGCTTTCTTATCCGAAGGGGAACCGACCGCCTCACCGTCATGGACTGCGGCGAGACGGTCGGCTACCTGTTCAGGGGTTAGAACGTCCATGATCTATGTACAGTGTACAAAGACTAGCCGCGGATCTGCGCCCCGATGGAGGCCAGTTCGTCAGCGGTTTTGCCTGTGAACGGGCAGACGAACCAGTCAGGTACCTGTGAGGAACCGTCGGGCTTCGTCAACCAGATGCCCTTACCATCGCCCCGGCGCTTGTAGTCGGGACCCTTCTTGTTGAAGGCGGCGGCGGGATCCAACTTCTTCTCCCAGTTGGGGGGCCACCAGCCGCTCTGGTTGTTCATCAGGTCGGTCCAGAAGTCCGACATGCCGCTACCTCCGACGACGGGCGCACTTCGGGGCGCAGGCCCCGGGGTAGGCGCCGCCACGGCAGGAGCCGCTGTATTCCCGGGAACGCTTTTGTCCAACCTCCGGATGCCCTGCTCGGTGATTTCGTAACCGATACCCAGCGCCTCGTAGTTCGCCATCTCAAGCGTGTTGCCCCACTCGGCAATCTGCTCAGCGATAGCGTCTTGCGTCATGTCGCCGTCAACCGTGATGGTGACGGAACAGGATGCTTCCGCTGGTTCGTAGGCACCCGTCTGAGTAACCTGTCTGCGAAACACCGTGAAGGTGTTCTCTGTTTTCTTTGCTGTTGTTGCTGCTGCCATGGGTCTACCTTTCTATAGTTGGTTCCATGGATCTGGTCCCGCAAACCTGCCTCTGCATGTAGCCCATGCCCCACACCATTTGGGGGCACAGTGCCAGCCCGTCATGTTCAACGGCCATACTGGCAGGTCTGCGG